TCGCTCATGGGGGGGAGGGTTTGTTGGTTTTGTAGAGTTTGGTCGCCTACGGTGGCGGGGTCGCCAAGCAAGTCCGCAGTAGGCGCAGTAGGCGCAGTAGGCGCAGCCGCAGGCTGGGTATTAGCATAGGCTTGACGAATACCAGCTATTGCATGGGCAACCTGTGCATCCTCGCCGCGTAAGGCAGCTTGCTCTACGAGCGGGTCTAGCGCGCGCAAAACATCATCAGTAGTTACCCCGCCGCTGTTAGCGTAAGCTGTCTCCAAAGCATCAAGTTGGTCGCCATAGATTGCCAGCATCTCGGGTGTGAAACCAACATCTGCGGAGGTAGGTTGTGCTGGGTCAATCGTAGGCTGCACTTGGTTAGGGTCGGCTGCCTGTTGTGCCTGTTGTGCTTGTTGGAGCGGGTCGGCAACGACCTGTTGTGTAGGGTCTGCGGTCGATACAGGCTGCGCGGCTTGTTGTTCGGCCGCGTCAATATCGGCTTGCAACTTACTCGCTTGCTCGCGGTAGGACTTAATTTCGCTGTCAATGGTGTTGTTAGCGTTCTTAATATCCTGAGCAAGATGGAGTGAACCGCCGAACACACCAAGCGTCGCACCCAACACCGCAGCAGAACCCGCCGTGTCCCAAACTTTATTTGGGTCAATACGGCTAGGGTCAAAGTTACCATGCGCATCAATCGCTTGGGAGGCTGCGCTGGTTACTGCGCCAATCAAACCCTCCTCAACGCCCTCAGCGAGCATACCACCACTTAGCGTCATGGAGTGTTCTAGCAGTTTACCCATCGTGCTTTTCTCGCCGACGGCTTTAAGCGCAGCTAGTTTCCCCTCCTCGCTGGTAAGGTAGGTTACAACTTTATTCAATGTATCGCGGGCAGCAGGGGTAGCGCCAGCGGAAAGCTCATCGGCTACGGTTTTGAGCGCAGTATCAATGGTAACGCCGCCTTGGCTACTAAGAACTTGCTGCCCTAACTTCGTGGCTGCCCCACGCTCGGCTTGCGACATACCGTTAATGAAACGACTGCCTGAACCTGCAACGGTATGGAACATAGTACCCATGCCGTATGTGATACCAGCGTTCAATGCAGATGCGCCAAGCGCAGTAAGCGCAGCGTCGTCGGTATAGGCTTGTTTGCTCTCATCCCACGCACCTGGCTGAGATAGAACTTGTGCGCCTACATCCGCGCCCTCAATGAGAGACACGTTGACAAGGGGGTTAGTTGCCGCCCCCCGCTCGCCCACAGCAGCAATACCACGACCTAGTGCCATACGCGCGTTTCCTGCGGTACGGTTGGCGATACCCATCAGCCCAGTTGAGCGGCCGATGGCTTGCCCCGCGAGCGTTTGAATTTCAGATTGCAATCCTAGTTTCGCTGCTGTCCCTGCGGTTAATGAACCAGCTTCCGCCGCTGCGCCTCCGCGAACAGCCTGAGCGAGACCCCCTTTTGCAATAGAGTTACCAGCAACTTTTGTAGCTCCACCCCACCCTTTCGCACCTAATAACATACCCGCCATGTTAGCGAGTTCGTCGGTTAGGGCGACAGGGTTATCTTTAATCGCATCCCATTGCTCTGCCATACCACGCGCAGCGGAGCGGGCAAGCTCGGCATCGCGGCTCTCATCAGAACGGAAACTGCCAAACCAGTCGCGGGCTTTTTGGACGTTCTGTAAGAACGCGCGGGATGAGGATTGGTTGTCTTCACTAACCAATCCTAGTTTGCCCCCCCAGCCGTCCTCGCGGAAGCCCATATCGCGGAGTGTTTTATCAACCCCTTTGTTTAGATAGATATTACCTACCGCTGCGATTTCAGCTAGGCTGCCTAAACTACCGTCCACAAACCTATTCGCTGCGTCGCCAACAAGCCCAGTAATTCCACGGCTCTCAACGTCAAACAACTGTTTATTGCCCGTGCTACGAGTTAGGCCGTCCACAATTTGTTTACGGATGGTGGCTTTCTGAACGTCGTTCCAACCATTGCGTGTGGCTTGGTCGTCCATCCACTTATCAAGGATGTCTCTATTCCATAGCGTCGCAGCTTGCCCGCGCGTTTTTTGGTTTGGGTCGCCCACAGTAGCGGTGCTGAACTTCCGCCCGTTGTAGTCGTAGTTATCAACTGTGGAAGCGAACATATCCGCCCACTTATTACCAAATTGATGTTGTGGCTGCTCCGCTGTACCGCCGCCAAAATTAGGCGCACCCGCAGTCATACCACCTGACTGCATCTGTGCGCCTTGTGTTTCTTGTTGCCGTAGGGCTTCGTCGTACATCGCTTGGTTCTGCGCCAGCATATCGTCAAGCTGTGCTTTGTATGCTGCCGTCTCCTCCTGCTGTTGTTGGGCAAAGGCTGCCGCCTGCTGCTGGGCTAGGAGCGCGTCTTGCGCGGATTGTTCTGCTTGCTGGTTAAGGTATTCTAAGTTACCAAAATAACCTTGTACGGGTCTGAACGACATAACGGTGTCCTATTTGTAGTATGCCCCCCAATCAACCTTTGGCGGGTCGGTAAAAAAGTCATCAACCACCTGTGGGGCGGTCATTCTCGTAGGCATTATAGCTGCAAGCTCCTCCTTACTCAACTCAGTAGCAGGGGTAATAACAGGCCCGATACCCATATTATTTTGCGTGGGTTGAGACTTGGGCGCAGTAAAGAACGCCGATGCGGGGACAGCCGCGCGAGATGTAGGTGCAGTAGCCGAACCGCCGACAGTCTGCGCGAGCATCTTGTCAAACTCTGACTGTGAACGCTTGGCTTGGGCATAGGGGCTGGACGGTAACGATGCCCACGTCCTACCTAACTTTTTGGCGGCATCTTGGAAGCGTCCTGCACGAATATCATCAATCGCTCCTGCATCTGCCATAAGCGCGACGGCGGCTAGGTCTTGGTTACGCTGACCGAAATCCTTGAACCCGTAACGCTTGGCGAGACCATCCCATGTACCTTGCACAATCTGATATCTACCCGAAGCGGTGGCTGTACCTTTTCTACCATCGTTCCATTTGAACTGCCACGCCCCCGATTTGCCAGGGTGCGCGGCGAGACTGGGTAATTGCTTGTTGATGTCGCCGCCATAAACAGCATAAGGATTCTGCGCCCCGAACGTACCCTCGGTGCGTGAGATAAGCGTGAGCATCTGCTGCACGCGGGGGTCGGCGGCGTATTGTTGAAGTTGCTCGTAGGTTGCCATAGTTTATCCTGCGGTCCAATGTTTCGGTTGAGGCTTAGTAAGCATCGCTGCGCGTACCACCTTGTCAGTAAAGAACTCATCCTTTACTTGGGGGACGTACATCTGCGGCGTGGCGAGGTCGGCTTGGCGCTGGGCGAGCTGTTGTTCCTTTTCAAGTTCTGCCATCCAGTCGGTCTGTGGCGCGGTAACGTTGGTCTGCTGTGCGAGCTGCGGGACAGCCGCAGATAACTGGGGTGTGGTTACTGTGGGTAACGCAGGCGCAGCGGGTGTTGTGGTGGCGGGTGTAACAGGGGCAGTAACCGAACCGCCTTTGCCCCCCGCGTACTTATCCGCCGCCGCAGTATTGAGGAAGCGAACATCTAAGTGTCCCCCTGTCGCGCCCGCGCTGGGGCGGGAATATTCGTCAATGACTTTGAAATCACGCCCCTCGCGCAAACCTTTGGCCGCCATCATCTGACGAATCGCCGCCATCGCTTGTGGTGCGCCCTGACGACCATTACTTAATACCACATCCATCGCCAGCCCCAGCCCGTGCAGACTTTGGGTGCGGTTTCCTTTTTTGCGGAAGTACGCCTCGGACTGGTGGTAGCCATCATTGAACGCCGTGAAGTAACGCAGCCCATTGCCCAGCCCATTTTGGATGTCGTGGGCTAGGGCGTAAGTACCTGGCTGGGCCGCACCGCCCGCGATGGCTTCGTTATGTTTTAAACGCAGTCCCTCGTGAGTGTATGCCATAACTTACTCCGTATCATCTAGCTTGATGCCGTAGCGGTTGAGCAGCGCGGCTGCTACTTTCTTGCGGTTGGGGTCGTCTTTCGGCATCAGGTTCGCACTTTGGATAAGCATCTTAGCGTACTCAACTTCGTTGGCTGCGCGGGGTTGAGTTGGGCTTGCGCCTGTACGTTGCTGGGTTGCGCGGGCAGCGGCTTTATACCGTGCCTCATCCAAGCGTGCCTGTTGTACTGCCATCTTTTCATAGCCTTGTCGCTGCGCGGTATTCAACCTCATCGCTTGCTCGGCAGACTTGGCGGCTGCTTGTTGCGTGGCGGCGTTACTGTTTATCTCCATCTGTGCTTGGTTAGCGGATAGGGCGTAACCGTCTTTCAAAGGCGCGGTGCTGCCCAACAGCATGGCTTGTCCTGCTGCATTCTCGGGCGACGAGACGATACTGTGGCTAGGGGTATTCACACGAACATTACCATCCCCTGTACCATAAATAGATGTGGGCGCGGTGGACGAATTGAACGTATTGCCCATGTAGTCTGCCATCGCGGGTGTGTCCGTGCCTGAGCCGATACCGAGCGCAATGCGCTGTTGCTGCTCTGCTTCCATCGCAGGCAGAAGTGTGGTGCTCTCATAGCGGTTGGCAAGCGCGTAGTCCCCTTGTTGCGCGAGCGTACCAGCTAATGCCATTTTCATTGCGGTATCAAACGACACGCCTTGTGTGCTGGCTATCTGCTGAGCGCGGTTGCGCGTGTCGGGGTCGTTCATAGCGCGATACATATCGTTGGTGTCTGCTGCCTTAGTAGCTGCTGACAAGGCTAGGCTGCCCTGAGCGCGTAGACGGTTCAGGTGCAGCGCATCCCATTCATTCAAGATGGGTGTACCACCAGCGGCTACGATGTCAGCGTATTGACGTGCAACAGCGCGGTTCGCGTCGGGGATGTCCAGCGCATCACGCCCGAACGTAGGAGTCCGTGGCATCGTATTGGTCGTAGAGTGTAGGGGCACATAACTGTTGCCCCCCATGTATGTGCCCGTGATAGGTGTAGGTTGATAGGGTTCTGCCGCAGCCACGGCGGGCGCGGAGTATTGTTGCGCTTCTTGTGTCTGCTGGGTAGCCACAGCCTCCGCCAGCGCTGGGTTGAGCTGTGGCGCTGGGGCGGCGAGACTGCGTGTGCCATCAGGGTTTTGTACCACTTGTACAGGCGCGGTAAGCGGTGCGCCGCCCAGCCTGTGTCCTGTGTTGCCGAGAGGCTGTATATATGCTGGTGGGTTTACACCTGCGCCAGCTCCACCGATATTGGGGATAACTATTGACGGTTTAACTGCTGCGGCAGCAAGCGCATTTTCTCTATCCGTCTCGGCTTTTCCTAAGGCAATCATACTGGGTATAACACCCACTACTGGAACGCCACTAAACGCATTTAGCGCAGCATGGTTTACAGCCTCACGTCTCGTTAGTTGGGGTTGTTCCGCCATACCAATCTCCTAAAACAAATAGCTCGCGCCCTCTTGCGGCGCGGTCAAATAGGTTGGGCTGCGTTGCTCAACTTGTCGCAGCGAATATAGGTTGGGGTTGGAGCTGTAATACTCTTGCCAGCTTGCGTAACCCGCTGGCGGCTGCCCTTGTTGTGGCAGCGACGGGGCGGTAGCAGCATAACCCCCTAATGTTACGGGTTGCGTTGGCTGCGCTTGTTGTGGTGCTTGGCGTACTAGATTTTGTCCGTACTGTATTTGGCTTGGGTTCTGTCCAAGATTCTGCTGCATCTGCTGAGCATTGTTCATGCTGCCGTTATTGCGCATATACTCCATTGCCCGCAGATTAGCTGCGGCATCCTCAGACGCATAGAGGTTCTGCAAGCCCTGCGTGCCATAGGCGCTCGCCACGGCGTTCACTTTGTAAGGGTCAATAAGCTGCTTGTTCTGAAACTCGTTAAACGCATTCTGCGTACTCAGCCCTTGCAACATGGTGTTCTGCCACGCTGGACCGATAGACCCTAGTTGAGAAAGGAAGTTGCCACCGCCGCCGAAACCGCTGGCGGTGTTGTTGCTACCAATAAAATATCTGCCGCTCATTATTCAAAGTCCTCTAAGATGTTAGGGGCTGCACCCTCAGCGGGTAGCCCGAAATAAGTGTAATCCTGCATACCATCCGTCTCATCCGCACCGTTTATATCTTTCATAAGATTCATAGTGTACTCATAAGCCGAACCGCGCTCAGGGTCAATGGACAACGCAATGTCATCATACCATTCCAACTCGGCGGGCGATAGGTCAGATTGGGCAAACGGAGATGTCTGCCCATCGTTGAACAACCCTGAATCGGCAGTAGTCATACCATCATTGAATAGCCCTGCGAAAGGGTCATCTGTGTATCTAGCCATTAGAATAAGCTCTTAACTGATTTCTTAACCGCATCAAGTACGCCCTCACCACCAACATCTTTAACGCCATTGCCTGAACCACCTTCACCACCGCCCGAACCGCCGCCGCAATCGTCAGCTTTCGCTGCGCTGCTTTTCATGTTCCAGGCGAACAACAGCCCAATAATCATCGTGGCTAGTGTACCCCAGTCTGCCATGCTATCTTTGGCTGTCTTGCGCAAGCTCTCGGCGAGCCATGCAGCGTTCTGCCCGTAGGATGCCAACAACTCTGCGCCCATATCCAACGATTTCTGCGCGTCGGCGGTGTAGCCTGTATATTGGAAGCGACGGTTCTCGGTCGCCGTGCGGTCGTAGTTTTGTGCTGTGGTCTGACGATTCTGTCGCGCACGTTCCATGAGGTCAAAGGTTTTGGTTTTAATCTCATAGTCATGCTGCCATTTTCTTTGCCGCTCCTCCTCACGCGCTTTATTGGTTTGGGCGATGATGATGTTTTGTGTGGCGACCAACAACTGCCCGCGTGTGTTGCAATTCCAGCCTGTGTTGTAGCGGTTATTCACACGGCACAGTTTTTCAAACTCTTTCTGCTCGGCGAGCGCTGCATCCGCAGCAATACGCGAATGAATACCATCATAATCAGGTTGATACCCGCAGTCAGAGATAGCACAGATTTCGTCAGCGAGGTTGTCAATGCAAGGCTTCAACTGCTCGCCATAACCATACTCCAAGTCCCCGCGCTGCCAGTTGGCAGTGTTGCGCTTGTCAATATCATTCATTGCCTGCTCGGCGCGGTCGCGCAGGATAGGGACGCGGGCAAGCTCGGCGTGTGCCATCTGCCGCTGGTGCTCCATCACTTCGCGCCATTTTTTCTCAGCGTCGCGGGCTTCTTTCAAAACCTTTTGGCTAGACAGTTTGCCGATGATGTTACCGATTACGGAGGACAAAGCAATCCAACGACCATCGTCGCGTTTGGGCGGGCGTGGATATTGAACGATATGGGGGGATGACAGAGAGACCGCATTCGTGCCACTAGGCGATACATCGCCGATGGTTACTTGGTTGTCTGTTGCGCCGCCGCTGCTGCCACCGCCTTTACCGCCCAAACCTGGAATACCGCCGCCTTTACCACCTCCGCCCCCGCTGCCGTTGCCTGGTACGATAGTCAGGTATTCCCTATGTTGTAAAAAATATAGCATAACTTATCCCCTAAGCGTGTCCGCCATCATTCTGTAAATCATTGAGACTTTTCTGTAAGTGTAGCTCCCGAAGCTCTGTTGTACCAGTTACTTTTACCGACCACTCAATGCCGCGCTTCTTGCGCTTAATCATCACAGCCCCCGCATGGCGCACGCGGCGCGTGTAATATTCGTCGCCATCACAATAAAGCGTAAGCGTAACATCCGCGCCGTCGTTGAGAATTTGCGTCATGTATTTACGGAGCGCAGGATGGGCGTCAAAAAATATAGAATCCGACAAATCACAATGCAGTTTTTTCCACATTTCATATTGTGTAATAGCCGCCATGACACCGCGACTATAAAATGGGATGTTATCTCCTACAATTTTAAATACAGTAGGAAACCAATTAGCTGCATTAACTTCAATACTAGACCACCATGTATAACGCAAATAACCTGTACCTGCACCCCACTTATAAACTTCCACCCCTATGAGCATGAACATATCCATGTCGGGTGTGGCGTACGCCGACTTAACCGTGAGTGATAGGCGACTCAATGACGGTGTGCGTCGTTTATCCGTGGTGGGTAATACTAGCAACAGTCCTGCACGAACACCATCGCGCTTGGTGTACCAAATAAAAATGCGCTGGTCGTAGCCTGTGATACGCATAGACGTTGGGACAAACCGCGCCCACTCGCGCTCAGTCATATATTCTTCGGTTACAAGATTAACCTTTGCGCCATCAATACCAACAAGCCCCGCTGTTGATGCGTAATAGACCACGCCGTTCTGCACACCCCAAGCGAATGGAGACACCGCTGGATAATAGAACTCCAACTCTTTGATTTGCGTTTGTCCATCATCGCGGATTTCCCCTGCATAGGGGTAGCCTTTGGTTGCGATGGCAATGTCATAGTGGGTGTTGCCCTCAACCAGCGTTGTATGACTGGCAATAAACTGAATAGGATATTGGAGCGTTACGCGGGTCTCAGGCTTATACGCGTGCGGCAGCCGTGGTTCAGATACCCAAAACTGGTCGCCCGACCATACCACCGTTTGCATATTGCGAGCGAGGGCTATACCGTCTAGGCATTCACTTGGGGGCAGGTGGTCCTCGGTAGGCAGCACTTCGCCAAGCGCGTTCGGACAGACATCATCAATAAACGTCTTGTCCTCAATAACATCCTCGTCCACATACAGCCACACGGTCTCGCCGTTGCTGGTGGTCGCGCTACGATAATAGCGCCGCTTGATTGCGTTGTCGGGAGGCATGTTGGTATCTACCACGATTGCGCCATCGCCGTTTTTGATGTCAATCAAATTTGATACTGGGCTAGGAGCGCTCTCCTCCCCGCATTCATTGACGTATGTTATACGGTAGCCACGCAGTTCAGGCGCGTCGGCGAATTCGTCGCAGTCCTCAGGTTCGGCGCATCTCGCCGCCCATTCAGACTTACAGCCCTGTCCTTTTGCCACGGCAGCAGTAGGAGCTTCCTTAGGCGGATAGATACCAACTTTCGTAGCCCCTGTTCCTGCGTCCACCATGCGTGGCGACAGCCGCCATAACTGCCCGTCGCGCACGAAAAGAATAGTCCCCTTACCTGCACTCTCGCGTGGGTCAATAACCCAATGGGTATCAACAGGAAAACCGACAGCGTGAGAACCGACCATTGCAAACATGGCGACCTTTCCGCTGTCGGTTATTGGTTGCCCCCGCTCATTTACCACATATTGCTGGAACTGCGGAGCACGATGGGGGCGTAACAGCCCCCCATACAAATCTACATTCTCCGCGAACTGCGCGTGTTTTTGCGACAGCCCTTGTGGTTTAAGTTTGGGGATTTCGCCATCAAAATCTAAAAACCTCATTAGAACCAACCTACCTCTACGACACCGCCGTTGTAAACGAGTTCTACCACCGTCTCAACGCCTGTGTTTGGATTGTCAATACCAATCGTGCCATTAGCAGGAATGGAAAACCGAGAACCTAAAATGCGCCCCTCGGTGCGGAGGTAAACTTCCGCCCCCGCAGGGCCGCTGACGATAACTTTGCCATTGCGATAAATCATACCGAACGAGGCTGTGTGCCCAATAGGACCGCGCGGACCGATGGTGCTGCCTGCGTCTACTTTCGCTCCATCGGAAAGATTAACAATCAAATGTCCATCGCTATCAATATTCAAGTCTGTGATGCCCGTACCTGCGCGAGGTTTCCAAGTTCCCAGCGATTTCGTACCACCATCAGGAGTAATAATAAACAACTCAAACGTACCATCCTCGTGTTCAGACATCTGAATCTTACCCGCGTCGTCGCCTTGTGGACCTGTCGGGCCTGCTGGACCTTGTGGACCTGTATCGCCTTTTTCCCCGCGTGGGCCTTGTGCGGCAACCACCGTACCGATGGTATGCGAATTCCCCTTGCTGTCCGTCCAGCGTAAGGTGTTGTGTTCGTCGATGGAGATGCCTGTGATGCTGATACCATCCGCGCCGTTGCGTCCCGCTGGACCTTGTGGCCCGCGCCGACCCTCGCCTGATTTATTCTGCCCCGAACCGCAGCCACAATCGCTGTCCGTCGCCAGCTTATTACAATCAAGGCTCAGAGTATTCGTCTCGCAGTCGTACTCCAACGGCGACTTGACGTTGATACCAATCTCGCGGGCAATGGCTTGGATGTACTCGCGGCTGGTGTAATCATAGCTTACACGCGCATTGCTGTTGATACATTCACAGCCGTTGCCGCGCTCCACGGTTAGTACGTCGCCCGCACGGGCAGTAACACGCATTTGTTCACAGCAGCCATCGCAACCCTCAACCATCACAAAGAAAAACTGGTCGCCCACAAGCTCAGGAAAATACGCGCCATGCCCTTTCATTAAGTGGATGGTGGTGTCTCCAAGGCGCACGGGTTCTGATAAATAACCGTAGCCCTGCAAAGAACAGGGCAGGGTTTGTAGTCGCGCAGGGCAGGTGTTCATGGTTGTTGCTCCAATCTGTGTGCCAGCAGTTCGTCAAACACCGACTTCGTGAACTCAGACTGCACGCAGCTACCGAAAGAAAACGATGTAGCTACGGTGTCATGTTGCCCACGCTCAATCGCCAACGTGATAGTTGAAGCAGGTTGAAGCTCTGCGGTGTGGGTGTATTTAACCACTTCCAAGATGCTATGCAGCCGCAGGACCAAATAGATGTGGTCGCCGATAGGTAGGCGGTTCAAACGTTCGCGCAACCCACGCACGGGCTGCAATTTCATAACAAGGTCCGTAGACTTCAACGGCGCAAGCAGGCGAGTGTCCACAAAATCGACATGGTTTACCGACATTTTTTCTCTCCATCAACGGCTGTAATTCTACCATCCTCGCCAATCGTGATGCAGGTGTTGCAATCCAAACAGTACACGCCAGCGTCCACCGTGGTCGGCGCTGTGCCGAGAACACATTGGCGAGAGAACTCGCATAGCTGCGCGGGATTCCACTCAACCTCAATGCAGCTCTCAACCGCCCACGTTTGCGCTTGGGTATTGTCCTGTCCGCGCACCACATGGAGTACGTCGCCTTTCACGGCGAGAACTTTGACGTGCTCGTACTTTCCGTGGCTGCGGATGGTGGCATAGAAATAATCCGTCTCAGGTACACGGAAACGAAGCCCCTCCCCAAAACGCACATAAATCTCGGTGGCTTCGGTAGAAAGGGCTTTGGATAATTTGCTGTGGCTAGACCACTTACTTACATTGATTGCCATTGCATTCCTCACAGTTGCCTAGCGGCTGTTCAATTTCTATATCGGGTGTAGGCACGCAGCCTACACAACAATGTGCTGGCGCGTGGCAAGGCGCGGTGTCCAACTCTACGCTTACTGTATTCATTTTCGCCCAGCACTTGCGTTTTCTAAACAACCAAGTGTAGCAAGATACACCATTCAAATATAAATCTGCTTCGTAATAACCAGCCTCTAATTCACGGAAACAATCAGACCACACGAAGCATACGTTCCCCTCTCGGTCTGCGCGTATAGGGCACTCCGTTGTCAATACGCGACACAACCCGCGCTTGCGGACTTTTAACTCAATGCAGTAAATCTGTGCTGGAACTTTAACAGGTTCACAACCGATGTACTGGTGCAAGGAGAAACAGCGCTCGTATTCCTCATCACTCAGGCACACAGCGTCTTGGACGCGTACTTTCGGTGGGCACTTAGGTTCACAAGGGTTATTACATGGGGGGCAAATATCCACACAGCCGAAGTCAGGCGGCGGAGCAAAGCAACCTAAATCATCGTCGCACGTCGGGCGAAACTTGTAACGTTCTGCCATCACGCCTCCTTAAATAAAGCAGCCGCCGTTCATATACAACGGGCGGTTGGTGTGGTTTTGCGATTCCTCCGCCCCAGCGTTCTTGATAGCCGTGCGGAACTCTTGGAGATAGAAACGCGCCATCTGCGCGGACTGGGTGTCGTTATCCGTTGGGATTAAATATAACTCTGCAAGTGCGCCCGCGAGCAACGCGTCGGCATATTTACCAATGAAGTGCTGGGGCAATTCGCAGTCTTTGCCATTTGGACACCACGAATAATTAACACAATATTTACCATGCGCTAACGACACACAGTCAGCGAGCGTCAAGCTGGGCAGCGAATAAGACAACTCCACCCAGTAGCCTGAACCGAAGCGGTGCGGCGCAGGGTGTATCGCCCGCCACGAGCTATCAAGCAACGGATGCTGTTCAGGATGGCTGCAACTGTAAACGCCTTTGACCTGAACAATGGTCCGCCCATCAGGAACGTCAATCAGGTAATCGTTCATACCACATTCCGCGTCAATATACGCGTCGTCTTTCAGCAGATGTGTTTCGCGGAAAAACTTACGGGCGCTTTTCTGAATAGCGTTCTCCACATAATTAGTGGGCATATTAGGGAATGTGATAAGCACTTGGCTTTTCAGCTCGTCAAACCAATTCATTTAGTTGCCCCCATGCGGGTTTCGGGCATACGCGTATTTGCGTATCGGTTATTCATGTGGCGGGAATCAATACCTAACAAGGTAAAGGCAGAGTTCAAATGTGCGGCGCTGCGGTCGCGGCTGGGCACACTCTCGGTGTCCACGCCGTAAGCGTAATACAACATCAATTCAAAAATCGCTGGGCGAAGTTGTGAACCCAAATCTACTTCGCTGTCTAGGTTGTCCACGACAGGTGGTACGAAACATACAATCTCTAACGAGGCGTTAGCGCCTGCGGGAACTGGTGGTTCGACGTACAGGGTATTAGGGTCGTTCTCATCGTAATACCAGCTTTCAACTTTGTAATTCTGAGCGTCGGTCTTGGCGTAACAATCAGGGCAGCCTACTTTACCCCGCAGGTGCATACCATCCATAGAAGCTCGGCGGGGAAAACTGGTAATTGCACCCGAAGCATCCGACTGCCCCAAAACGCGTGTCATGTCATGGCAGCGTTCTGGGGTAGTTTGCAGGATGCCCTCAACCAACGGGAGCGAAACTCTTTTGTTAAACTTGTCCTTTTGTGTGGACGCAACAATCTCAACTGCCAGCCTGAAATAAGAAAGCAGGTCGTCCTCACTCCAATGCTCAAACGGAGCGTCAGGGTCTTGGTCCACCAAATAAGTGCTCACTTCATTTACTAGCTGGCGTGCTGAAATCATTTTTTACCTTTTGTCATACCAACTTCGCGGAGCGCAGCTTGCGCTGCTTCGGCGACAGAAACACCCGTCGCGGCTTTACCAACTTCTTTGCGGTCGGCTGCGGCAGCTTCTACAATCTGTGCCTCGACTTCCAATGACGGAGTAGCAGGTGTGGGGTCTGAGCCGTCGGGGTTCAGCCCTTGTGCTACATAAAAACGCGCGTTCGCCGCTTCAACTTCCTCTTGCGTGAACAATGGCGTGAGCAGACTGTCGCGGGCATATTCGGAGAGCTTGACATTGAGCGGGGGCAGGGAAACAAAGCCCGAAGCATCAACGAAAGCAATAGGTTGTCTTGACATATTGACCTCTACATATTATTGGGGTAAGGAATTCTAACATAAGAAAAACCGCCCTGCACGTTTTACAACGCATAGAGCGGTTATCATGGAAGCTATTAGCGACACTCAGGTTCAGGGTATTCGCTCTCACATTCAACAGCCGCACAAGAGCAGCCGCGAACATCAAGGAAATCTACCACTTCAACGAATGCTGTCAAGCAGCCAGCGGATAAACCGTTAGCCGCTACAACAGTCATGCGAATAGAACCGTTGTTGCCCAAGTAAGCACCGTTGCTTGTGATTGCCGTAGCTGGCGAATCGGCTTTGGTAATCTTACCATCGTCGTTGGTGTCTTTTTTGGTGGATTGTTTTGCTGATGCAGTCGCGCCAAATTCCAACACGGTACGACCAATCACAGACAAATCAATCTCGTCTGTCTCGGCTACCAAATTTTCGCCGTCATACAAACCGAACTTAACTTTGGCAGGAGTAGTAACCTTGTGGGTTGTATCGTCTTTGTCGCCTGTGGCTTTCTTATTGTGGATAACCAGCGCATCAACGCGGCTGTCCGCGCTCAGCAAATGGGTGTGTACCACATCGCCGTCGGCAAAAGGGGCTTCCATTTCACGGAAGCGAACCCACTCATCCAAGCCGCCATCGTATTCCCACGGCAACACGAAGTGTTTGTTGGGCAAGTGCCCAGCATAGCGCACCTGTGCGCTTTGACTGTCGGCGATACGAGAATGGCGGTAGCCAACGTGGGGGGGGGGGCCCCCCCGCCCAAGGGTTTATTTTTCTATAGTATTATTTCCCTTACACAGAGAAGTCCAAAGTTGCATACAGGGTTGTAATCGCTTCGGGGTACAACACTTTGAAATCGTACACATTCAGAGTTTGCCAGTATTCGCCGAAGTGGTTGGCAACCTTATCAACGTGGCGGTTCTCTGTAATCTGCATTACGAAGCCTGTGGCATCTTTGCGCCCCGCGAAAATGGTGTAAGCAATGCGGCCATTTTCATTGCGCTGTGGCATATTGTTGGAGAACAGAATCTCGAAGCCCAACACATTAGGAATCTTAGTGCCCAAGATAATTGATTGGGTGCTGCCGCTCGCACAAGCGTTAGACAGGATAGGGTTCGCAAAGAACAAGTCCATTGCTTCAATCGGCAATACCACATACAAACCGTTGGTGTCCACGTTTTGTTCAGCCAACACGGTACGCATTTGCGACAGGTAGCGGATGATGTTATCTTTTGTCATAACAACAGGTGCACCTGCTGCGCCGAAGTCAAAAGCGTGCGAACGTTTACCAGCTTTGCGACCACGGTTACAAGCAGCAGCCTGCAATGGCAATTCCAACAAAACTTCGCTGTCGATGTACTCAGCCAGCTTGCGGGTTACATCGTCTTGGTATTCTTTCAACAAAGCGGGTAGACCATCAATTTGTTTACGGTCAATCGCATCCAGCTTCAAGTTAGAATACTTGGCGCGATTCACATTCATTGTGATGGTAGAAGTATAAAGGTGGCTAACCTCTAACTCTTGGTTCTTTTGGTAATCAAAGATTTCCGCTTCGGGCGCACGACGGAATACCACCTCGTCGCCTTTCTGACGGATTTCTTTGGGGACAATATCTTGGCTCGTGATTGAGCCGCTGATTGTCATCATGTGGAAGCGTTTTAAGAACCCAGCAGCATACGCAGGTTGGGTCAAAGCCGACACTAACTGTGTATAACCACTTGCCGCAGGGAGTAAAGGTTTTCTTGCTGTTGGCATAATTTACCTCATAATCAAAAAGAAAGTTAATCCATTACGGCAGTTCCATTGATAAGCGCAGAACTCCACGCATCATCAATTTGTCGGAAACGCTCATAGGACATCTTACCATTGGAGTAGGCTTCAAGGGCGTTACTGTACGTTGAGAACTTAACGCCCTTTTTAACGCCAGGCTGGGCGGCGGTAGCCTGTTGCGTAGGTGTCATAGTATGCCCGCGACCTGGTGCGGCATACTGCTGAATCTGTTGTTGGTTCGTGGGTTTGAAACCTGAAAGCAAATCAACCAGCGCGTCAATGTTGCCAACGGCTTCGGCTTGCTGAATCAGCGTGCCACGAGTTAAACCACCTGTACCTGGTACGACTTCTTTGTAATACTTAGCGTAGGCTGGTGTTTGTACGGCGGCTGCCAACCACGGTAAACGTGCTGACAGGTTTTGCTGGAATGCTGACTGCTTCTGCGCTTCAAGGTTAGCCTGCTGTTGCTGCACCGTTTCTTGGAGCGGCTGCACCGTTTCTTGGAGGCGTTGTGCCATCGGGTCAAGGCGGGCGGTTTCCATCTTGCGGGCAATCTCAACCGCTTTACGGGCAGCGATAGCTTCGATGATGGGCAACGATTGTGCGTACTGTTTCTTTTGCTCGTCGGTTAGTTCGGGCATATCCAGCGTTTCATACCATGCTTTTTCTTGCTCGGTAGGTTTGGTGTTGCTGGCATCAGCAGCCGCTAGGCGAGCTTCCAATTCAGCGATACGGGCTGCGGTCTGTTTGCGCTCAGTATCAAATGCTTGCTGCAACAATGTTTGATTCTGCTGAATCAACCCTGCAATCTCGGGTGTCATCGCTGGCTGCGCGGGGGCAGCATCAGGTTCATCCGCAGCAATCTGCGTACCATCATCGGCAAAATATTGGCTTACGTCCTCGCCAGTAAACTCCTGCTCGTCCGCAGGTTGCGTGGCAGCTTGTTCGGTTTCGTCAGGTTCTACGGTTGGAATACCCGCGGCGGCAATCGCTTCGTCAATGCCGTAGTAAGTATCACTCATTTACTTCTCCCATCATCAAGGCTATTACTTTTTTCAACATAACAACCTGCCCTCGTTGGAATTCTGATGCGGTTTGGGCTTCAAACAAATCACGTTCCTCAACAAGCTCTTGTTCAAGGACAGTAATCAAATCAGCAAAATCGCGGTCAGCACGCAAACGAGATAAACCCTCTTGGGCGGCACGGTTCTCGTCATTGGAAATTAGGGTTAATCGGGTACGATGGTTCATAGGTTACTCACAAGCTGAAACTTCGTCAAACCACAAATCAGCGGTATCACTCACGATACCATCAGGATAGATGCGGTAACGCCCTGGCATATCAATCAGCACAGGGTTGTGTGTGTTGTCCAAGAACAACGTTTTGCCGCAGGGGGAAAATGGAATATCCCGCGCCTCGGTAATGTCGCACTCGCTGTCAATCACACGGTGGATAACAAATTTATCGCCCTCTTGCAAATCCACACCTGAGACAACGACGTGTTTGCACGGGCGTACCAATAGGGCTTCGGGCTTTTTCATTCTAACTCTACCTTACCAGCGAACAAAGTCTCTACCACTTCTTTTACTGCTTGCACGCGCAAACGGTTTTCCTCGGTGGCAGGATTGCTCTCGTTGTGAATTCGGCTGTCGTCCAACAACTTCAACAGGATTTCTTTCAGCGGCTTGGCATACGCCGAACGCTGAAAGCCTGACAAAGTACGAGCCTCAGTACGGGACAGTCTGACTGTCCGCCCCTCGGTCTCAGGAATCGCTAAATGGATAGCTGCCATATTATACCTTGCTCAAATAAATCATGGCGAAGCTGTCATTCACAGGCTCAACCATAAACGTAATTTCTAAAACGTCGCCCGCTTGCAAGGGGGCAACTTCCTGTTTGCAGACCGTTATATCATAAGTTCCCGCTGGCAACAAGTAGGACGAACCGCATTCGCAAGGAAACGCATAACGAAATTCGTCCATATCACAGCCGTTCGGGCACTCAACAATTCGCTCAATGAACAACAGCGGACACTTAATATCCTCGCTATTTGTCGTAACATGGAGCATAAATGGCGTGGCTACTGGGCCTACCCGAACAGGCTCGTCGCCCTCAACATGGGGGTAAGTACGATTACTTGTGCCAACATTGAGCACGCTGTTAAAGACAGTTAACGCGATGGTATCGGTGTCGCATTTATTAAACAACTTCCCCATTACATGAACCCTCCGTTCGCCTCATCTATGGCAGCCGCAGCGTCAGGGCTACGACCATCTAAATTGGGTAATCCCCCCGTGGGGTCGTTCGGCATCCCTGCTGGCGAGGTTACGCCCTGGGCATTCAACAGTTCGCCAAAGGCTTCCTGCTTATCAAAATCAGGGAACACGCCCTCAGTCGGCAACCCTTTATTCTTGAATAACTGGTACAGAATGCGTTGGATAGCCGTAGGCGGAATAATCGGCTGCTGCGTGGTTGGGTCGATGACACCTGCCATACTGGACAGAGATTGCAGCGCCCATTCAAGGTCGCTGTTCTTACTCTCCTGCTCCATCAAACCTGACACGCCACGCGCATACACACGCACGTCGCCACGAATCTCAGGGTCATCGCTGGTACGCAATTCATAGTTAATGAAGTCTTGTACCACAGGCTCAATCACACCTTTCTCCAACATACGCAGCGCGTGCTTAATGGCTTTGGTGGACTGGTTCATAACGATGCTCATACCACCGCTGGTGCGACCAATCGTGCCGAGTCCTTGCGTGCCGCCGAACGCCAAACGTGGAATACCAATCAGCTCGTAGGCGTAGCCAAGAAACTTCTCAAACAACGCCGTCAGCTCGGCGGACAGGGACGGTACGGTGTAGAACGAGTACGCGGGTCTGCCGCTGCCTAAGTTGTCGTCTGTTACCACGCGGATGGTGTTGGGGAGAACCTGCGTGATGTCGTGCCCGTCCTTGACGCGCCCTTTCTCCACTTCGCCAATCGGCCCGCTGGAATACTGCATATTCCGTACAAGGGAGCGCACGGTGGCGGTACAAACTTTCTGCGCGTCGCGCAGTTTCATAGCAGGCGATGCCCCCCAAAACGCACCCGACACCCGCTCAAAACTGGCTTTGTAGAATGGGCGGCGACCAGCGGGGTCAGGATTTAACAGGCATTTGATAACCCGTTTACCTACCACCCACACCTCGGCTTCGCTCGCGCCCACCAACTCCTCATCGGCGAACTCAATACCATACTCGGCTAGGACGCTGTTGCGGATGCGTCCATAATAACCGAGCGCATCAAACACATCTCGGTCCTCTTTACTAGCATTGATGGTGTCCGTCGCGGGGTCGGTCTGGTCGGTGTCATAAGACAACGGTGCGCCGTCGGGGTTCTCCTCAAACACAGCATCAATCGCATCGGGGGAATACCCAGCGGCATCGCGTAAAGCCAACAACTCATTACGAGTCAAACGGCGGCGCTCAATCACATAGTCCGCAGTCTGAATGTCGTCAGCGTAGGGCGCTGGGTAGAAATCAAACGGCGATATATTCTCAACCTGTCTTACCACCTCACGCACAGGCTCTACGGTGTCGCCTGTCCAGCGCATCGTTACCACTTCTTTGATAGAGGGCACTTTCATAATCGCCGCAGGATAGATGCAAAAGTGTTCAATGAACTCAATAAACTGGGTCTCCCAGTCTGCATCATGCAGTCGGTCGGCGATGACGGTCGTCATGCGCTCTGCGGCGATAGCCGCCTTGCGGTTCTCCTCCAACTTCAACACCGAGCGCATCTCATCTATCTGCCCGCGGACAGCCGAAGTATCACCACCTGCGGCAGCCAACATATAGTTCAGGTCTTGGCTAACTTTCTCCAACATCTCCTGCTCTAAGGCTTCGGGCAAATCAACAATCGGCGTGGCGTTGATGGTGTAAGGTGCAGCAGTAGTACCCATAAAAATATCACGGATAAGCCCCACAATACCTTTGACGATAGGGCTTGATATATCCATAGTTATATCAGGCCCGCGACCATCAGAGGGTGTTAGGGGCTGTCCGTGCATAAGTTTGAGGCAGTCCTGCATATCGGAGTAGTGCGGCTGCTTGGCAGTACGAGCCTTATCAAATCGCGCAGCGACAAATACCCCTAGCTCATCAATAAGGTTCTCGTCCATATATTAGCCTTTGCGTGTACCAGTAGTTTTGCAACCAGTTTTCTTACCATTGCAACGTGCGTGTTTCATGGTGTGTCCTTTTCTGTTGGGGTTAATCAAAATATCTATCAGAGGCTTTATGATACAAGAAAACCCCGCATACCACAAGGCAGGCGGGGTTTGATTTCAGAGGAGTGTTAAATGAAAGGAATTACATGAGACCCAAATGAAAAATCGTGGCATCGGCTGTCGCCCTTACAGGTGTGCGGTGGGAAGAGTAACACCTCAACAGCCGATGGGAAAATATTACACAAACGGTATGCGTTTGTCAAGCGTACCAATCAATATCCTCGTCGCGTGTTGGGCGCACGTCCTCCTCCCTGTCCGAGACAATGCGTAGGCAGCCTAAGGATAAGTATTGCAACGAGTCGCAGTTATGCACCAACACTCCGTTGGCATAGTATTCATTGTCGTGTTCCACCGTCAGATTGTAAACGGTAGCGTTCTTTTGCTTTCCGCGACTGACTTTTACGCATACAGGACGAGCTGCAAAACTTACGCTTTGCGTATTTGTTAATAATAAAGACTGCTCCGCATTCGGCGCAACTTCTCTGCTCATCGTCCACTCCGCTAGCCTTTCTCGCCATTCCTTGACAAGATGCCCCGCAAAAGCCTTTCTTTCGCATAGACGCAACGCCGACAAACTGCTTACCACACCATGAACATACTTGTTCTGTACCATTTCTTTCTCTTGTTGGTGCAGTCCGCTTGGCGTGTTCCCTATGCCATGCTCTCCCCGCGTCAGATTTATGCCATGCTTTTGCTGCTTCAATTCCTGCGGCGTGAAATCTAACCCTGAATTCAGGGCTTTCTGCCAACCGTTTCTTAGCGTGATACGCGGCATGACTTTGTATATCAACCAGCTCCAAATTGCTGATGTCGTTATTCGTTGTGTCATGGTCTTTGTGATGAACTTGAAACCCTTTCGGAACAAGTCCATTATGTTTCTGCCACACATATTTATGTGCGGAAACAGACTGCCCTTTCTTGTACCATTCGTGGTTGTTGTTACTGACTTTCCACCAGTAATATTTGTTCCCTGTGTAGCGTGTAAAACGCCGTCCATCAATAAACTGAACGCTCTCAACTGTGCGATGTGCCGCCATTCTTTAATCTCCGTAATAGGTAACACATTACAATATACAACATTACCCGCCAAAGAGTCAATGGCGTAGAACTTGCCATCAGCAAATACAGGGTGGTTCGGCGTCGCAGCTAGTTTCACGCCACCAATATCATATTCATAGCACAATGAATTTACACCTGTCATCTCAGCAGCTAAGACTTTTCTCACACCATTGCGCGTATAAACCTCGTCTCCCACTCTAAGCTGTTCTATTGGAATATCCCCGCGCGGTGTAGCGATTAGTGTTCCCTCTGCCACGCACAGGTCGCTGACCCAACCAACGTGAGACTTAGTAGGCGTATCGTGTGTACCACCGCTGCCACGGTTCTCGTATATATAGTCGGCTGCCATAGCTTGAATCAAGAACTTGCAGTTATCCCTAATCCGCAGTCGCGGCTTGCCGTTGTGTCCCAGCGCCGTCATGAACGAGCGCACCGCTTGCAGGCGGGGCTCTAACTTATTCGACCGCGTAGGAGCTGTAATGGGCACGCCCAGCCGCCGCAACACATCGAACATAGACAGGTCAAGGTTCTGTCCTTGTACCATCCCAGCAGGGTCGCCCCACGCCTTAGCGCACACCGCGTTCGGGTAGCGCTGTTTCAACGCGGGCAACACCTCAGTCCGATACAGGGTGTCCACGCTCATGTCCTCCCCCATGAACTCATCCAGCACCAACAGGCTGCCGTCGGGGGCGAGGTAACCAACGATACAGACAGGCGTGCGCCCAAAGTCAAACGACAAATAGTATTCCCGCAGCTCATGCGTATTTACTGACTGAGCAGGGAACGTATGCACGTCGCGGTGGAACTCGGGGAACACCACCTTACCATGTTTCACATCCGCAAAATCCCCCATGACGTAGCTCTGTATCTTACCTGGGTCAGGGTCCGCCAGCATCGCATAATAGTAGCCGTAACCCTGAGCAAGGTTGTGTATGTTCTCCGCCAACGGGTTCGGTGTCCACTCAGCGTTGGGGTCGTGGCTGTTAGGGTAGCCAGGTGGGGGGATAAGCGCCGCAGGCTGTTTAAAAAACTCAACGAACTTGCTCACACCCATCTGCCGCGCAGTCTGCTCAAACTCTCTATCCCGCTCGCCCAAATACCACCGATGCAACCACGAACCTTTAACAGGGCCGTTGAACACACCGATGATTCCCGTGCGCGTAACGCGCCCCTTAGCTCCTGATGGGTAACGCCCCAACCGTCGCACCAAAGCGAACACCACACTCTCAGGCATCATGTTCAACTCATCGCACAAGACCATCGTCGGCTCAGCACCCAACAATTTATTCTGTGCATCCTCGCTGTCTAAGGCAAGGAACTGGATGTCCATGTTAAGCATCGTACCATCTCCGAGCTGCGCTCTAACCTTGCCGAGTGGCTGGCTGCCCTCAGTAACCTGCAACAACGGACCGAGCATATTCTGCATAGACGGTATGGTGTTGCTTTTTAGCAAAGAGTAGGTATTCCGTACCACTAGCATCCGCGTGTACCGCGTGTTGTCAAGCGGCGATGTGGCTTGTAGCATCGCCGTACGCAGCAACTCCATGATTGCCCAAGAAGTTTTCGCCGACCCAGCAGGTCCTAGGGCCAGTCGTACCAACGCATCAGAGTACGAAGCACGTTTAAGGGTTGGGTAGCTGTCTAGGTCGAAGCCAATGGTGGGGGTGTTCTGTTGGCTAGTCGTCATGTGAGGTAATCTCCGCTACTGGTGCGCTCTGCGGGGTGTTCTGCTCAGGGGGTGTAGGTGGCGCGACGATAGTCGTTGTAGGTGTGCCGCTGCCGAAGCTGACGTTGAGTACCATACCACTAAACTGCTGTTCCTGTTTCGGTTTCACATCCGCCAACTCGAACACCGTAGACATCGCTTTGAGTCTGTCCGAAGCCTTAGACTTACCATCCTGAGCTATCTCAAACAGGCTACGCAGCAGGCTGCTGGACATCAGCCGCGCCCGCGCACGGAGTAGACCATTGTCATCCTGACCTATCTGCGCGGTGTGGTACGCCACCCGCTCTTTGAACGCCGCGTCCTGACTCAGGGCGGCGTAGTGCTCCGTGGTTAGACCATACGCTTGGGCTATCTCCTCAGGGGTATATAGCTGGTCGGAAGTTAGAAGCGCAATATCCCGCGCCAACAATTCCATCTTAGATAGGGTAGCTGGGGGTTGGGCGGGTTGTGGGGTATGTGTTGTGTGGGGGTTGGGCGGCTGGTTCATGATTTAATTCCTGTAATATCTGCGTGTACTTTACCATACAGTATGCGCTGAACGGTATTTATAGAGCAACCGAACGCGGCAGCCACTTCTTTCTGCGTAGCCCCTGAACGATACATTTCAACGATAGCGAGCGCGTGTTGTCGCATAGGAGAACGATACTCCATGTTCTGCTTACCTGTACACCAACGCAAGTTGCTCACGTCGTTGTTAGACGGGTCGCCATCTATATGGTCCACCTGTGGCAGGTTGTTCGGATTCGGTATATGTACCAATGCAACAAGTCGATGTATGCTCATGTGCACATGGCCCTGTTTAGTCAGCACACGGATGCGCCGGTAATTATGTTGGAACACCTGCTCCGTCATCACGCGACTACGGGTCTTACCACCTCTATGCTGCGTAGATGCGCGGACTACCTTACCACTTGTATGAACAAAATAATCGGTGTCGGCGAACCTCCCCCAACCGTCATCTAGCTTTACACAAACCTCGGGCGCGAAGCCCCTGCACAACTGCGACACCCTAGTCTGATGGACACCAAACTTATCTGCAATCTGCTGCTGGGTCATACCATCTTGGTACGCCTGTTGAATTTGCTTAATAGGGAGGGTGGGGTGCTGCCATTGCAAGTTAGTTAGGTGTGTATTGCGCGGGTCGCCATCTAGGTATTTAACGAAACGCGCTGCGGGTACATTGGGGCGGTAGGTTTGTAAAACGAGATGCGCCACACGAAACTGCTTACGTTTACCATTTTGATATAGCATGACGCATACAGCGGGCGTTGGTGTAGGGCGGAAAAATGTATATACTTGGGTCATATCAGGTTTAGTGATACCACCTTGTTCAGTAATATAATAGTCAAGATTTGGGATTTTCTTTCGCATAGGAGCAGGTTTGTAATATGGCTATTGATGGGCAAACATTTGAAAACCAAACTTTCGGTCCATACTATACTTTTGGAGATGGCAACACATTCAAGAACTGCACATTTAAAGCAACAGTATGGTTCGGTAAGGGTAATGTATTCATAAATTGTAAATGGGTTAGGTGTTGTTATCCTTATTATAGCAATTATCCAAGCGTCGTTCAAGATGGCGGCGTAGTAGATGGAGGCTTTTGGGATAGAGTCATCTTTGCTCCAAACGTAACACTCAAATCAGGGGGCGGAGGGTCATTCAGTATGGGGCCTGGGACAACGCGCGATGCTGCGCCTAAGAAAAAAGGGAGGGGTGGGGAATGGTTTAGTTCAGGTCAAATTGTTACGGGGAACGACTACTTGGATATGGGGGGCGATACCAGTTTGTGTGGATGTCAAGGCGAGTGGGACAAGGAAGTGTTGGAGAAAGGCTATAAAATCATAGGCGACGATGGCACGGCAGAAGTAACCGTACCAAGTGATACCATTACTTGTGGAGATAAGAAATGAGCGGAACAACCTACCAACAGAAACTAGTAGTCAATGCGCATAGACACCACAGCCAGCGACCTGATACCACAATCATTATTGGCGGGCGTGAATACACGGAGGAGGAACTGGACGACGTGGACTGGGACAGCTTAAACGAAGTAACCGTAAACCGAACTGACAACAAACAATGTAGATAGTTCTTGCGCCGCAGGGCGTTTATAGATACCATTCACTCCGTCATTCCGCCTTACGGGCGGCACTCGTACCATTGGGGTGGCGGAACGACACTAGCCCACGCAGCAATGCGTGGGCTTTCTTATGTGCGCCTTAGTCAGCGGAGATGACTAAGGCGTAGGTTTCCGTAGGGGGACTAAATAACCTGAGGCTTATATAGGGGTAGGATAAGACCATTGTTATTTTGATTCAATACTACGTCGCACGGTGCAACTAAATAACCGTAGGTGTTAAATAAGTCCGTAGTTATACCATTGTCTTTTTTGGGGGTTGTGGATTGTGTGCAACTACCCTCTCCACACCGACACCACCCTCCCCCGCCCCCTGTTCCATACGGGGGGCTTAATAACCCCGCGCTTAAACACAACGCGCCACTTAATAACCGCCGTTTTAATAACGGCACTCTTATTTCATCTTTACAATTTCTTAACGCATTTCTTTACATTTCTTTAAAAAAGCGTTATATAAACATTCATCAAAAATGAATATTTAGTATAAGCCGTGTTCCTGTGTAAAAGTTAGAGTAAAATAACTATACCCGTTATTTTTTGTGATTTTTTTTCCTGCGGTTTTGTTAAATCATGTAAGGCTTACATAAGCGGAAAGTTATTTTTTTTCAATGAAATCAAAGGCTTAACATTTCTTTTAAAAAAAATTCTGAACTGGCGAAAAAAAAATTTAATTCTAGGCTAAGCGTTTTTGAAATAAGGGGCTAGATTATACCAAACGTTATATATAAACGGCGGGCGAGAAAGTAAGTGAAATAAAGTGGGGGAAAGAGTAAGACCATGAAAGTAAAAGAAAAAATAAGAGTATATATATATAAATAAATATTTATTATTATTATTATTATTATTCCGTTTTTATTTTTTGGGGCGTGGTATAAACCCCCCCCTGACCCCTGTTAAACCACATTAAAGAACATTTTTTCAGGATTTTGAGGTGTGTGAAATTTTTGCCCCTGAAAAAAAATAAATTTTTGTCGGTAACTTCGCGCCCGCCCGATTTATTTTCTTAACCTATCTTAACCAAATAACCCCCCAAATCCCGCAATCCGCCCATTATACACAATATTTCTTTACGTTTCTTCACAATCCGCGCAGCGCGTCTATATAAGCATGGTATAATCCCACAAATAAATAACTCTTGACTTATTTAAGCCCCTATGTTATAGTTACGCCTATGTTGCAAATGCAAGGGATACGCCCCTTATATAAGACGGTGGTAAAAAACTCTTGACAAACGCAAATAACTGCGCTATAATACGCAGCAACATAAGACAACGGCTTATGTTGAAACGCCCGCAAGGGCGCATATTAATCAAGCAACGGCTTATCGTATAAAGATACAATCAAAGACTTATTGCCTAGCCCGCAGCCATACCCCTTGCCCGCTTATCTCTTATTTAATAGGGCAGCTTATAGGGATTCGCGTTGAGATTGGTATCAGTGTAAGACAACGATAAAATTACTTGACAAACCTAAATAACCGCGTTATAATACGCAACATGAAATAAAGGCAGCCAAGCTGCCCTTTACAAAGACTTTTGAGTATAGTCTAAAAATAATACTTGACAAACTAAATTAGCTGCGTTATAATACGCAACATGAAGTAAACATTTGTGAGATGCGAAGCATTGAGCAAACCAAGCGATTGAGGGCTGCCAAGCCTAGCAAGAATTAAGTGAGTACATACGCCCTGCGCGTTGAGTTCTACTTGCTAGATGGTATTAAAAGCATAGATTATCGCAATAGTTCCGACAATTCCGCTTGCGCGGAATGGTATCCCTAGCCAAATATAGGGATAGGGCACATAAATTACGGTTTAAGTTCCTGAAAGTTCTAGTTCTTTTAGCTTCACGGCGCGTGAAAGCCACAATTCCGATGCGCGGATATATAGCCCTTACTGTGAGTGAAAGTCTCACAGCCCGTTAGTCTTACGGCGTATTCAGGGCAATACAAATAGAAAGATGGTAACGATATGTAGGCAGGCAGCGTCAATAAGCCCACAGCTACATATACGCGCCCGACTGCGGAAGTTCCGCGCCCCCTGCGGGTTACGGTAAAGTGATTACCTGCGAATGGTTAAGCCTTTGCCCCCTGCCCCGTATGGCGTGAGTAGTCCGTGAAGCATTTGTTTGAGCAAACTAGTGTATTTAACAGAAGTACCTGTGAGCGAAAACCGCAGGTACTTTGATTAAGTACCCCCGCTTGCCCGCATTGCGGGCAAGCATAACCCCCCTAAATGGAGACCCTAATCATGCTTTTTGAAACCAAAAAACTAACCCCAAACATGACCGCTGTATGCGTGAACACAGCCCGCGCCAAAGGCTACCCTAGCTTTGAAGCAATGGTACATCACTATCCTGCGAATAACGCCCGACACGGCGTGGAAGTTGCCCAAATCAAGGGGCAACTGCGCGAGTACAACAATGGCGGCGGCTATATTACTGAACTGGTGGTAAAAATCCGCCTAGCTAAGTCTGAACTGACCGCTAAACGCTTGGCTGCCGTGCTGGATGATGCCTATTTGTTTGCCATCTATCAGGCTGCCTTGTATTTCGGCGATGACCCTGATGCTAAGTATCCCTTGTGGACTACCCCTAGTCCCTCTAACACTGCCCTGCCGAGTGATGCGATTGTGGATGCTATCCGTAATGCGGATGGTTTTGGCGAGGTTTGGCGTAAACAACTTGTGTCTACTCTGTCTGTAATAATTTCTGTGGGCGCATAGGGAGCCTCGAATCATGAACCTTGAAACTATCCAACTGTCCCCCACCGCGATGGGGTATATAAACTGGAATGATGGTAACGCTATTGCGAGTGTGTGCCTTGACGTGTATGCAACGCCTGATGATATTGAGCCTATGGCGGAATACCGCGAGCGTGTAGCGAAGCAGGGCGACGCGAGCGACATGTACTGGGCACTTGCCGATATGTGTATGGCATATTGCCCTGATGACACGCAAGCGTTCGCAACGGCACAGAATGAAGCCATTGAATGTGGCTGCTTTAACGAATATTTATAGTTGAGCGCGAAGCGATTAACTACCCCCCCCCCCCCCCCCCCGCGGGGGGGAGACGGGGAAAAAAAAAGAGAAAACACACCACCTACGGTTCTGAAATCACTGACGGTGGCGACGTATGGCAAGCGTTTCAGAATTACGACCGCGATTATTACCCGCAGGAAGTGTACGACTATATCTATGATTGCCTAGACGACCAATCAACCGATGACGTTGTAGAACTGGATGTGATTGCATGGTGTTGTGATATTGAGCAAGAAACGTTTGATGCCGACAAGGTATTGCAAGAAACACATGACGAGTATTGGGAGAATGCCCTCGCTGATTTTGAAGCGAGCGAGATGCCCTACCGCCCTTTGCCCTATGCTGTTTGGGTACGCGAGAACGGCGACGACGTGTTAGCCGAAGCGCGTGATGACTGGCGTGATGATATTGAACAACGCCACACGCTTATCTGTGTTGATGGCGACACTGCCTACTACTTGTGAACAAACATTTGCGAGATGCGAAGCATTGAGCAAACCTTGTGCCCCCCCCCCCCCGGGGGGGCGGGCACAGAACAGACAAAAAAAAAACAACAACTATGTATATGCAGCCCGTTATCAAAAATGATAACGGCGAATACCGTATCGCCTGTGGTACTAATGGCTTGCGCCGTTTGGATGGGCGGCTTAATGCCCGCAATAGACAAGAGCAAGCCTTGTGGAAATATTTAGGGCTGTCTGAATTTGATAAGGGCAAGGCAGTTGGCTTTGTTGTAGCCCCACTTGATACGCCGTTGCGTGATAGACCCCTAGTGGCTGATGTTGATTTTGTTTTCTTAATTAAGTAACGGAGACTGATTATGTTTAGTTTGATTGAAGCTGTTGAGAAGTTTGCGCGTGAAACGCCCGCTGCTTATTTACCTATGGATGTGCCTGTTGGCAAGGCGCATTTCGTGCGCCTGCGTGTGGAGTATGACAAAGGCGGTGTGAACACATGGAGTGGTGTGAATGAACGCCGTGGCTATCGTTTGCACATTACGTTTTGTGAAAAAGAACCTGATGGCGGGTATAGCTATACCCCCACTTCCAAAACAAATTTGCGTTTGTTTATTGGTAATGAAGTGAAACGTAACAGTAATAAGGCTTTTCGCGAAGCAATGGCAGACCTGCGCGACCGTTGGTTGCAAGGTGCGGAGTTTCGTGAACGCCTTGCGCAGATGGAAGCCTTAATGATTAAAGAAGCGAGTGTGTAGAATGATTTTCACAAGTAATACGATTAAATGTTTGGCGCAACTTGCGCCGAAAAAAGAGTTGCGCCACTACCTTAACGGCGCGTATTTCAACCTTGCCAACAAGACCATTGAAATAACTGATGGTATGTGGTGCGTGGTAATTCATGGTGCTATTTTGGGCGAGCCTGATAGTGATACCCCCCGTGGCGTATTCATACCGCATGATGTACTGACCCAAGCTGCCAAGCTAGATGATGAATGGTTTGTGCTGGATGTGTCGCCTGATGGTACGGCTACATTCAATGGCATTGATATACCTGAGCTGGATGGTGCGTTCCCCGATGTGCGCCGTGTTGAAGCTGATGCCGAGCGTGAACTTGATGGGGCGTGTTCGTTGGGCAGATTGTCCCTAGATACTGTGAACCATGTGAACAAAGCCTTGAAACCTTTTGGTAAGTCCTTGTCTATCACGCCGTGTGTAAGCACTACATGGGATTATCGTAAGCCTGTTGCATTTGAGATACATGGCACGGCTTACCGTATCAATTTATATGTTTCTTTGTGGGTAATGTAAAAATGATTTTTGATTTGAATATGCAACCCGTGAATGAGTTTATTTCAGGTTTGGAAGCGGGGCATCATATTAGTTTCGTGCCTGAAATTCGCACGGCTGATAGGATTACCTTGACCATGCCTGAATTACGGCTTATGACGCTATGCCTAAACAATGTGATACGCGCGACCATTGACCCCCAGTCTTTATGTTATCTAACCAAAGATAACGCTAGCCCAGAGCGGGCAATCGCTGCGGTGTATGCCCTTATGGATATGGCGCGGGCTGCCCTGCGCCTGTATGACTTGACGGATAAGCAGCCGATGCTAACTATTGTGGCACGCTGGTTTGATGCCAACGATAATTTGAAAGAGTATGCGGTTGCCGCATGGTTTACCGAAGTTAAACCTGCTTAATTAGTGGAGCCCTGAAATGTCTTATCAAGATACCCTGAACAAAATTATCCGCGATATTGGTAAGAACTGCGCGGGGAACTGGCAAGCATTTGATGCTGATTCTACCGAGTTACGCGTGGACTTTGGCGGCATGTATTACACATGGCATGAAGCTGCGGTGGACGAAGCGGAGCTGCGGGAGTTTTGCTATGCCTATGCTGAACGTTTCCCTGATGACGCGGAGTTTCAGGAAACCTTTTATGAGCATGGTATTTTTGACCCTGAATCATTGCCTGATAGCGCAGCGCAGGTATTCTACAATTCCGACCGTTGGCAATATCCGTGGCGCGATGCTGCGACCGCCTATGTGCGTGAGCTGTTTGAGTTTGTGAGCCGTAAGTATGACTTCCCGCAGCCCTTGCGTGTGGAGAGTATAGACTGGACGCGCGACAACTTCTCACGCCCCGACCTCGCCGTGCTTGCGCCTATTGGTTGGGAGAACTACGCACATGTGTTGAACTGGCTGGGGGACAACCCTGATGAGCAAGAGTGGTTGGTTGAGCGTGTGCAGTATATGACTACCCCGCGCGATGGTTATGCCCCTTATTATTCCTTTGACGAAGTGATAGCTGACGCGTATTGGATTATGCGCTTGCTGTTGGAGCGCATGGCATATCTGTGCTACGACCATGACAACTATCAGAGTAAATGGAATTGGTTTGAGTATTTTTCAATGAACGGCAGCGAGCTGCCTGTAAATGGAGAGATTAAAAAATGAAAACAATTTTACAAGCATGGCGTGAAAGCTATGAACAAATGAAAAAAGATTATGCCGACAAATACCCCTACGCGTATCAAGTATTGACTGGTGTCTGCGAGTTTGACCTGCGCGATGGGTATGCGCCCAACTATGAACAATGGTTTGGCGACGTGGAAAAAGAAAGCACATTAAGTTTTGACGGTTTGTTTTATAGCGACCTGTGGCAGCAACAATGCGCCCAGATGCAACTGTGGGCGTTGGATGATTTGCGGGAGGATTTTGAAATTGATGTTACTAGCGGGGCGGTATATCATAGTGTGCTGCGCAATAAGGATTTTATTGTGGATATTTATGGCAGTTATGCGCGTGATGATGTGCAAGCCCTGTTTGTGATGTGGTGTGTGGGTAAAGGGGTGGAGCTATGAAACTGGTTGTTTTGACACAAGGGGCTGTGAACACGGCTGCCTTGCAGCGATTGAATGGCACGATGTTCTTTTCTGAACCCGAAGCGATAGAAACGTTGGCAGCCTGCGCTGATTGTGGTTTGCCCGAGGATGACCCTGAATACCGCGATGCCATGCGCCGTGAGCTTGTGCAGGATGGCTTGGAGTGGTACGAGAACATGGCGGAAGTTGCCGAAGCCTTGAATGATATTGATGCCGACCGCCTTATAGGGAGTGGATATTTCGTTGCTGTTGATTGGTATGATACAGTTAAGTCAAAGGCTGCTGCCGTGCGCCATGTCGTGAGCGACCATGAGCATCTTGATGACGATACCAAGTTGGCAGAGTGGTACGACAAGGTGGTGGACAACGAGATTTGCTATCATTCAGATGATGCGTTGAGCGATACATGGTTTACTGTGGTGGATGCGTTTACCTATACCGCCCTGTGCTACGTCTTGGAACTGGTGCATGAAGCTATCTGTGATGGCAAGGAGATGTAGGAATGTATGACCTGTTTCTATATGCGAGCGCAACGCTATTCATTTTCATGTGTGGTTTTTGCTGCGCGTTATATTTAGTCAATAAAAACTTATAGATAGGTGCGAAGCGACTAGCTACCCCGTAGGGGTGTGCGTGAGCGCGATTAGCTACCCGCCCCCTGCGGGGCGGGTAATATCTAACATAAAGGAATATATAGCATGGAATTAAAAGAAATTGTTAAACACTTTACTACCCCGAAACTTATGGAGCTGTGCGTTGGTTTGGTTGGCGAACGTGATGCTGCCAACCTGCTTGATGGTTTGGTTGCCCGCTTGGATGTTGCATACGACCTAGCCGATATATTGGAGTGTGAGTTTCACGCTGTGGGAGACATCAAAGAAGCCCTGTACATCACGTTGTGTTTGTTTAACGCGGTGGGTGTGGCGAGCGTGAAAGCGAATGAATGCCCTTATGGTGTAGTGCGCGATGTGGCATACTTGTGTTTGAACTTTACCAGAAGGGAGGATTTTTGGCATGACCGCCTGATAGAAGTGGCACAAAGCGCATTGTGGTGTATCAAAGGTATTAAGGCGAACGCTGTGGATGTGAACATGAATGTGGTGGTTGCCGAAGTATTGACGGCTGCCGTAAGTGGTTTTGTACAAGGAGTAGAAGCATGACGTTTTATGAAACAGTACGCGCCAAAGCAAGCGAAGCCCTGCGCGAGTTCCTAATGGATGCCCCTGTGGATGTGTATGTGGATGACGTGCGCGAAGCGATGGTAAATGTGCGCCCTTATATAATGTTCTACAAAGCAGCAGATGCTTTGACTGAGCTTGGCTTCTTGGAAGCGGCAAGCGTGATGGTGCGCTATGAGCAAGAAACGTTTGGCGCAGTGTTTACCGACCTGTCAAATCCGCCCGATTTAGCAGCCACTGTGTATAAGTTGTTGATGTATGAAGCTGTGGATGCTGCCGTGAGTAAGCTGGGTTTACCTGATGACAAAGTGCTGACCCCGCGCGAGCTGGCTAAGCTAGACCGCATTATGCAGGATGAGATGTTGGCGGATGGTTTTTTAAATGATGCGTGGTTGCGCTTGCCCACGCAGGGAGAGAAGTAATGACTTATACAGCGAAAGAACTTCAAACCGTGAGCTTGGCTACTGGGGTTAGCCCCTACAAGTTAAAGAAGTGGTACGCTGCTGGTACGATTGACGCGATTGAAAAAGACACGGTGCTGGATTATCTGCGCCGCACGCAAAACGCGGGCGATATTCTTGTGCCAAGGGAAGATGCCATCTTTTATTTGGGCAATGACGAAGCGCGGTTGGATGCAGCGATGGCTTGCGGCGCGTTGCTACCTACGATTGATGGTATGTTCTACACTTCCGACTTCGCCCGACTTGACCCCCATACGTTCGCCGTGTTGCCCCCGCGCCCTGAATACACGCCTGTTCGCCCGAAAAAGAACCTGCCTTTGAAGTGGTTTCCGAACACGCCCAAGAAGCAAGAAGCCTATTGGCGAGCTTTTGAGACACGCACGACCGCATGTGAGTGGTGGGTTGCAGATGGTAAGACCTTTACCATCCCTGACGGCTGCCATTGTATGAGCAAGCTGCGACTACCTAAAAAAGTGTGGCGCGTGAACATGGAAGCCAACGCCCCCCTGTATGCGGCTGATGTTCCCGCTGATGTGAATGGTAAGAGCACGCGCATCCGTGTGCAGGGGTACTCAAACACACAAGGCACGGTGGTTAATTTGTCTATCATGGATGACTGGGGCGTGTGGACTTACTCGCACGGTACGCATCCGCATCAAGAGAAGTGGGGGCTTGCTTTGTGGCGGGCGGTGCTGGCGATGGGGTTGAACGTGATGCAGGCTGCTGATGAGAACGCCGAGCTGCGCCGACTTGTAAGATGGCTTGACACCGCAGCGTGGGCGTAGTAAACTCGCGTTGTATTCTCAGTAAATAAGGAACTTAACACCATGCCTGACCATCCAGTATTTGACCGACAAGGTTTGCAGGGGCGCGTGAACACGTTGCAGCATATCATTGATGAGCTTAAAGGGCTTGACCTTGTTGCCATCATGAATGCGGACGGTGCAGAGCCTGACCAAAACCTGAAAGGTTTTCAAAATGATATGCGCCTGATGCTTGTCGCATCGCTTAATGTATTCGCTAAGGTTGTAGCCACCCGTTACTTGTTGAGTGGTACACCAGCTAACGAAGCGTTGGATAAAGCGTGGGATGACATAGGCGATAGCTTTACATTACACGCCAAGCGTAGGGGGAAAGAGCAATGACAACTGAAACCAAAATAGAAAACACCGCAGCTAGCTACGCCGACCTGTTGAAAGCGCGGGGGGATGTACCTGTAACTGTGCTGCGCCATGTGCACGCGCAGCTTGGCGCGTTGCTGGCATTGATTGATACGATGGACGTAGACTTTGAGATTGAGCCTGCGCCGAGTGAAGCAGAGCAAGCGATAGCCGCTGCGCTGCGAGCGAAGTACCCTGACTTTAAAGACAAGACCGATGCCGAAGTGCTGGACTATTTCGGCGTGCAGATTGGAGAAAAGAAATGACCTCGTTAGTTAAAGCGACCGTGGGGGTGGTGCGTAAAGTGCGCCGTGCGAGTGCAAACAGTACCACCCCCGAGAGCCGAGTAGTAGCAGCCGTGAAACGCTGGGCAGTCCTACACAAAGGCGTGTACCTTGTGCGTGTTGTACAAGGCGGCGAGAGTGGTATCGCCGACATCATCCTGTGCATCAAGGGACGCTTCGTAGCCGTAGAGTGTAAAGCAACTGGCGAGAAGCCACGAGCCTTGCAGATGGTGCATGGCGAGCGCGTGCAGAACGCGGGCGGTATTTTTATTTGGGGGGATGACGCAACTGTTATTCCTGAATTAGACAAACTTTATTCGGAGTTGTAACCATGAGAGCGACCCTTACCGCTTTACTTATTCTTTCCCTTGCAACCGTAGCCCAAGCTGACTACACAACGCGCGAGCAGCGTGTCGTTGCCGAGACCCACCGTTGCATGGATGACTACAACAAGAATGCCCAGCAGCATAGCAGCATTGACCCTGTGAGCATGGCAATCTATTGCCGTAAGCAGGCAGAAAGGACGGTGCGCTGATGGCTGCCAAAAAGAAAATATGGTATGAGCTGCGCGTGTTTGCCACGCTGGTTGGTATCGTGTCGTTTGTATGTGTGTTGTATTTCGCTGCGGTGGTCTATCAAAACGTGGTGCAGTACCCAACGCTGACTGACATCATGCTGTTGATGGGTGGGGGCTTCATAGTTGGCTTCCTTATCGGGCGCGTGCGCCGTGATGATGAGTAAGGATTTGAGCCATGCCTAAAAGTAAAGCCCCCCGCAAACGCCGCGCGGTACGCCACGGCATCCAGCTAGCGCAGAACCAAGACTACTGGATGCCCATCAATCTATCCCTACTGCGACACGGCAACGCCGCCATGCTAGCGACAAGTAACAAGCTGGTGGACGACCACCTGCGCGACCGACTGCTTGACCCCATGATGCTTGCGCTTGACCGCTTCGCTGGTGGTACGGCACGGTTTGATGATTACTGGGCTGTGATACAAACTCTGTATTTCTACGCGCATCTGCTGACCGATGCGCTGACCGAGCAGCGTTACCGTATCTATGAGCGGCATGATGAGTTCGGCGAGCGGTTGAATGACCTAGCTGTTGAGCGATGGTTGGAGATTTACCACGAGCAGCTAGACCATGCCGAGAACGCTTACCCCGAGCTGGTGCGTGAGGTGGGCGAGCGGCAGAAACGCACGGGCAAGTATGGTATGACTGGCGATGAGCGCCGTGCGATGTTGGATGTGCATGAGAACTTGGCGGAGATACTGTCTTGGTGCAGTATCGGTATGGTGTTCAGGGCAGCTAACAAGTGCTGTCAAAATTTGGAGCGGGTTGAGACCGCGATACACGGGAAACAGACAAGGAAAGAAAATGCAGTACCTAACTCTTGACTTTGAGACCTACTACGACAAGGAATATTCCCTGTCTAAAAAGGGCATGACGACCCAAGACTATATCATGTCGCCCAAGTTTGAGGTGTTGATGGCATCCGTGAAGTGGGGCGACGGCGAGACACAAGTGGTTGAAGCCCCCGACCTGCCTGCATTCTTTGCCAGCGTGGACTGGGCGCAGACTGCTGTCGTTAATCACAACTCAGTCTTTGACCTGAGTATCTTGTGGTGGAGGTATGGTTATCGCCCTGCCCTTGCCGTAGATACCATGAGCCTAGCACAATGTCTTGGTGTGCCGCTGCTGACTGGCAGCGCGAGCTTGGCGAAGTGTGTGCAGTTGTTGCAAGAAGCTGGCTACGAGCTGCCGTCAAAAGGTGGCGAAGTGGTAAATGCTTTGGGCAAACATCGCAAGGACTTTACCCCCGCACAATGGGAAGCCTACAAGCAATACTGTAAGACTGATACCGACATCACATGGTATTTATTCAAGGTGCTGCGCCAGCTAGTCCCCGATGATGAGCTTGCCTACCAAGACATCATCCTACGTTGCTACACCGAGCCACGTTTGAAAGTCCATGTGCCTACGGTTGAGTATGAGCTTGCGCGTTGCCGCGCGTATAAGGCTGGGCAGCTTGCCCAAGTATGCGAGCAGTTAGGGTGTACCCAAGATAACCTCGCTGGTGTGCTACGCAGTAACGACAAGTTCGCTGCGCTGCTGAAAGCGATGGGGGGTATAACCGAAGCCGAGATGGAGCAGGGGGCGCAGGGTAGTTTCATTATCCCTACCAAAGTTTCTGCGACCACGGGTAAAGTAACATGGGCGTTCGGTAAGACTGACGTAGGTTTCAAAGAGCTATGCGAGAGTGAGCTGCCGTTTGTTCAAGCACTATGCCAAGCGCGACTGGCTGCCAAGTCAAGCATTGATGAGACCCGCTGCGAGAAATTTTTGGACTACGCAAGCTACGGTTTCCTACCGATGGGCTACAAGATTGGCGGGGCGCATACTAATCGCATGAGCGGGGGAAGTGCAGGCAGCGCAAATATGCAGAACCTACCTAGTGGCAGACGTGAGGGGCAGAGCGACCTCTTGCGCCGTAGTATCATCGCCAACGACGGGCAGGTTATTGTGAACTATGACGCGAGCCAAATTGAGGCTAGGACTCTTGCATATGTGGCGAACCAAACAGATGTGTTGGGCGTGTTCGCCAGTAATGGCGATGTGTATTCCTACATGGCAGCCAGCCTGTATGGTATCTCTTACGAGATGTTGCGTGCCAACCGTAAATCTGATGACCCTGCCGTGGCAGCCGAAGCAAATAAGATGCGCCAGTTCGGAAAAACCCTCGTACTTTCATGTGGTTACGGTCAAGGCGCAGCAGGCTTTCAGAGATATGCGTTAGTCAATGCAGGTTTAAACCTAACGATGGACGAAGCCAAACACGCAGTAAACACTTATCGTAAGTCCAACAGTTTTATTTCAGGCTTTTGGAAAACCTGCGACCAAGCCTTGCAAGTCATGGTGGATGGTGGGCAGATGTACTTCGGCGGGCAGGATGGCAAGATGTTCTTTGCCGATGGCAAACGTTTCCTGTTAGGACGGCACGTTCCAGGCATACGGATGCCAAACGGTTTGTGGTTGAACTACCCCAATCTGCATATAGATATGTCCAGCGGCAAGCCTCAGTTTGTATACGACAAGGTGAGGTACACAGGAAAGCCTTTAAAAACAAAGGCGTATGGCGGTTTGATTACGGAGAACTGTATCGCCGAGGACACCGAGGTTTTGACGGACAAAGGCTGGAAAAAAATTCAGGACATCACGCTCGCGGATAAAGTGCATGATGGTATTGAATTTGTAACTCATGGTGGACTACTCTTTAAATCGGAACAAGAGTGTGTTAAAGTAGATGGTGTTTATATGACACCTGAACATGAGGTATTAACTAATGACGGCTGGAAACAAGCAAAAGTATTCTTATCCGAATGGAGTACATCACAACTCCAAAGACTTGACCGGCAAACGCTACGGCAACTTGATTGCCTTACGCCGCCACCATTCCGACGGAAAAAAATGGTGGTGGGAATACCAATGCGACTGTGGAAAAACGTGTGTGAAAAATGGCAGCGAAGTAGCCAAAGCTATACGCAAAGGGCAAACCCCCTCATGCGGATGCCTGACCCACGAGATGCGAAGCGCAGTCAATCGCACACACGGTCTAACCTCACATCCCGCATACTGGGTATGGCGCAGTATGAAGGCGCGATGCTTAAACCCCAAGCACAAAGCCTACCCTCGTTATGGTGGGCGGGGGATTACGGTCTGCCCCGAATGGTTAGCATCATTCCAAAATTTTTGGGCCGATATGGGGAGTACCTATCAAGATGGTTTAGATATAGACCGCATAGACAACAACGCGGGATATTGCAAAGCCAACTGCCGATGGGCGACACGGAAATCGAACTGCAACAATCGACGCAATACTATTCAGATAGAAACCCCGTTCGGAATTATGAACTCGTTGGAGTTCTCTCAACATTATGGTATTCCACAATCAACGGTTTGTTATCGTTGGCACGCAGGCGTTCGGATGCCCGAGCTCGCGTTACCGCCCCAACGAAACGCAAAGTCTATGACATCTTGAACTGCGGCAGCCGACATCGTTTCGTGGTGCGCGGAGATACAGATGCGTTCATTGTGCATAACTGTGTTCAGTATCTCGCGTTCGCCATCATGAAACAGCAAGCCCTATGGATTGCCAAATATTACCCCATCGTTATGAATACCCACGATGAGTGGTGTGTGGTCGTGCCACGCGACCAAGCCGAGACCGCCGCCGAGTACATGGCGCGGTGTATGAGAACTGCCCCCGACTATGTGGCTGGTTTACCCCTTGATACTGAGGGCGGCTGGGCACAGAGTTACGGAGCAGTTGATGATGACTGGTCTAAACGACCTGATAACCCCGACCGAGTGCATCGGTTTGACCCTAACACAGGAGACATTTTATGAAAGTTACGAAAATTAAATCCGTAGAACACCATATTAAGAAAGCCCGCGAGCATCTGTTCGCGCTGGAACTCGCCGCCCGCGCCGAGCGCGAAGCGACCGCAGAGAG